TGAAGAAAGTTTTTTTAATACATGGGATTTTTTTGAAGGAAAATTTGGGGAATTCGGTACTCCTGGTTTTTCTGAACAGATACTTCCAGCAAGATTCCCTCATATTTTTGGTCATAATGATGAGTTAAATGTAAAAGTTACCTTATATCGAGGAGAAGATGGGCAACTTCTTTGTGTCGTAGCTAGATACTTTAATGAAGAAAATAATATAGAAAAACCATTTATCTTTGATGTTCATCCAGATTATCAAAGACAAGGAATTGGAACAAAAGTTGCCGATTACGTATTTGAACAAATAAAAGATGAAGCTGGAGAAGATTTTGACTATCCAAAATCTTGGGAAAATATTGACCTGACTTTGGCTAGTGCAAATTTTGCAAATAAATATGTTAAAAAATTCAATTAGACGCAATAAATATATAGTGATATAATATCCATATGACTCCATGGCAAGAATATAAAAAAAAACGTCAAGAACAGCTTAATCTTGGGGCTGCAGTTAGACCAGGTGATCTTTTGGATAAGAGTAATTACACCTCTGAAGAAGAGTCTGAATCAAGATATTCGGTATGCGAACAATGCCCAAGCCTAATTAAACTTACACATCAATGTAAAGAGTGTGGCTGTTTTATGAAGATGAAAGTAAAATTAAAACAAGCTGTGTGCCCTTTAGGCAAGTGGTAATGTTTGACTTTGCAAATACTAGTTCATCTGAATATTTAAACTATTCAATGTTTGTTGATATTGAAACTAATAAACCAAGAAATATTAATGACCTTGATAAAAGCAGATTTCCTTATCCGTATGTTGAAAATGTAGAACCTTTTAAAGTTTTTAAACAAGAAAATCTGTTATCAGAAGATGAATGCGATTATCTTGTCTGGCTTGCAGAAACACAAGAAGTTTGGCCAGTAGTTGGTGCGCCATTCTGGGATGAAAGAAATCTTGGCCTTCTTACGGCTCTTCAACTGCACAAATACGCATCGTCTGCACTTCAAAAACTATGTTTAGATATTCATAATAGAATTAAAAACTTCATTTCTAAGTCATTTGTCACTGAAGCCTATGCAGACCAAATAGGCATAAATAGAGCACCTGCGAATAGTTGGCAGATGGCACACATAGATTATGTATCACACTTTGATAGAGTTGCCGGATGCGTAGTATTTTTAAATGATAATTTTGAGGGTGGAGAACCGTTTTATCCATATTATGGAGAAATGACAACGCCGAAAAAAGGTATGGTCTACGCTCATAATCCAGGAAATTCTCATCTTCATGGAGTAACCCAAATCAAGGGCAACACTCGTTATACGATTTCTTCTACTTGGACACGAAATCCACAACAATCTTCATACACTAGACAAATAAAACAAATAGAAGATTACTTAGCCAATATTAAAGGTAGTTAAATATTTTTATAATTTTAGACTATTTAATAACTGTGGTATCATTACTATATATTAAGAACTAGTTCAAAAGAGGAAGAGGCAGCTAATGGCTTATAGTGGATCTAAATTTGCGGTAAATAATACACTTCTACTCAGGAGATCAGACGAAACTGGTGTTGCCCCATCGTCACTTGCTGAAGGTGAATTGGCCATCAATATTGTTGATGGTAAATTATTCTACAAGAACAAAACAGCAAATGCAGTAATACGGAGTTAATTTAATATCCAACGTTGTTGGAACTGCAAACCAAGTCTCGGTAACAGCTAACGCCACCTCTGGAGTTTACACCCTAAGTCTTCCATCCACGATACAGACTACTCAGGCTAATGTCTCAACTTTATTTGTTGACGGAATTGAGATTAACACAAATGGAGCCACTACCAATCAAGTTCTAAAATTTGATGGAACTAAGTTTGCTCCTGGCACAGACACTGGTTTAGCTGGGACTGTAAGCGTTTCAACTATAGGTGATGGCACTACCACTAGCTTTACTGTTACTCACAACCTTGGAACACGTGACGTTGTAGTTGTTGCGCGCAATGCTGCAAGCCCATATGAAGTCATCGATGTACGTTGGGAAGCCACAACAACTGGAACAGTTACTTTAGATTTTTCAGCTGCACCATCGTCTAACTCAGTAAGAGTTGGCGTCTATGCAGCAGTTGCTGGAAGCACCATTACTACGACTTTAGCAACTCAAACAGACGTTACTCTAACCACACCTGCTAATGGCGACTTCCTTCGTTATAACGGAAGTGTTTGGATTAACGATGCCGTAAATCTTTCAACAGATACTATTGGAGATTATGTTTCTAGTTTAGTAGCTGGAACTGGGATCACCCTTTCCAATAACACTGGAGAAGGTTCTACCCCAACCATAGCCGTAACGGCTAATACTTTCGATGCTTTTGGTGCAGCTTCATCTGCACAAACCGCAGCACAGAACTATGCAGCTAACTTAGTTGCAAACGTAGCTACTGCATTTGAAGTTGCTGGCGATTCAGGAACAAGTAAGACAATTACTTCTGGTTCAGATACCCTCAGTATTTTGGGCGGCACAGGTCTTACCTCGGTAACTTCAAATACAGATACAATAACAATCAATCTTGATAATACATCTGTATCCGCAGGATCATACGGTTATGCAAACACAACTCAATCTTTTACCGTAGATGCTCAAGGACGTTTAACTGCAGCTACACAAAATCAAATCAGCATTGCTGCTAGTCAGGTAAACGATCTTTCTTCTAGTGCGGTAACATCGCTTACTGGTACTGCAAATGAAGTTGAAGTTTCATCTTCTGCTGGCGCGGTTACGATTGGTCTTCCATCAAACGTAACAATTGGTCAAGACCTCGTTGTTACTGGTAACTTGACAGTTAGTGGCAACGTAACAACTGTTAACACAGAACAGTTAGATGTAGAAGATAATATTGTTACACTAAACTCTGGTGTCGTCGGTTCCCCAACATTAAATGCTGGCTTAGAAGTTAATAGAGGAACATCAACAGATGTTTCAATTCTTTGGAATGAAACTACCGATAAATGGACATTCACAAATGATGGAACAAACTACGTTAACATTGCTAGCAATTCAGACATTGCAAACGTAGCAACAGCTTTTACGGTAGCTGGAGATAGTGGATCAAATCAGACAATAACTTCTGGTACAGATACATTAACAATTTCGGGTGGCACTGGTTTAACATCTGTAGCTGGCGCAACAGATACAATCACATTAAACCTTGATAACACAGCTGTCACAGCAGGATCATATGGAAACGCAAGCACCGTACCCAACTATACGGTCGATGCACAGGGTCGTTTGACCGCAGCTGCAAATACTTCAATTAGCATTCTTGCAAGCCAAGTTTCGGACTTTTCCGCAAACACAAGAGCGCAAATAAGTGTTTCAGGCGACCTAGCATATAACTCAAGTACTGGTGTGATCAGCTTCACAAATGATGCAGGTGACATTGAATCGGTCACTGCTGGTACTGGACTTAGTGGTGGTGGCACCTCTGGTGCAGTTACCGTTAGCCTGGCCTCAACAGCTGTAACAGCTGGTAGTTATGGTAGCTCGTCTTCCGTAGGAACATTCACCGTAGACGCTCAGGGACGCCTCACAGCAGCTTCTAACTCGTCTATCTCGATTACTGCCAGCCAGGTCTCAGACTTCACTGAGGCAGCTCAGGACGCTGTAGAAGGCGCGATAACGGCAGGTACGGGTGTAACCAAGGCCTATAACGACAGTGCTAATACAATCAGCCTCTCAATTGGCCAGGACGTTGCCACCAACGCAGCAGTTACCTTTGGTAGCGTAGCAACTGGAGCAATAACACTTGATTCTGGAACTGGTGAACTTAATACTTCAACTCAAGTAGTTACCGTGAACACGGTCACAACAGTTGATAGCTTTGATAAGACAGTTTACAGAACAGCTAAGTACCTTGTTCAAGTAACCCAGGGATCAAAGTACACAACTTCTGAAGTTCTTTTGGCTCATGATGGTACTGATTCCTATATGTCGGAGTATGCAGTAATTGAGCTTGGAGCATCAAGAATACCAATGACTGTATCAACTTCAATTTCTTCAGGAAACGTATTATTAAGAGTTACGATTACAGATGCCGCATCAACAAATGCAACAGTCAAGGTAGCAAGAACGCTTATAGCAGTGTGATATAATAGTAATTAAGTTTTAAAATATAAAACTAGAGGGACAGTGAACTTTAGTGGCTAATAAAGATTTCATAGTAAAAAATAGTCTTATTGTTGGCTCTACCGTAACAATCAACGGTATTGAGCTAGATCTGGCTGGAATCACTACCGGTCAAGTATTAACCTATAATGGTAGTAAGCTTTCTGCTACAAATATAGCAGACACACTGCCATCAAATATATCTTCTTATTCACAGACTATTGGCAATGGATCCAGTAGTACATTTACCATAACACACAATCTAGGCACAAAAGATGTTGTTGTTTTAGTTTCATCTACAGGTAATGAATACGATGATAGTGCAACTCCTCAATTAATTCCGGCATCCAATATAGAGGTTAGATGGGAATCTGCTACTGATAATTCTATTTTTTTAGAGTTTGAAAAAGCACCGATAAGTAATTCTAGAAAAGTTTTAATTTTTTCTGCTGGTTCAGAAGTTTATTATTCAGAAATAATTGGTGATGGTGTTAGTTCTTCCATAGAATTAAATCACAACCTAGGATCCAGAGAAGCCGTTGTAGTTGTTTACAATGCTAGCTCTCCCTATGAAGTTGTAGAAGTAGCAGTTCAAGCCTACTCTACTCAAAAAATAATTTTAGACTTCTCTAAAGCTCCTCAAACGAATTCTTTAATAGCTTGTGTATTTTTGCCATTAAATGGTTATTCTTATGGAGAAATGATTGGTAATAACAGTAGTAAAACTTTTACCATAAATCATAAATTAAATACACTAGATATAGGAATTATTTCAAGAGATACTAGCGGCTTATTTGATTTTCCTAAAGTAAGATATGAGTTGATAGATGAAAACAATGTAAAACTATATTATTCATCTGCTCCTGCAAATAATTCAAGATACATTACGGTTTACGCTGGTTTAGGTGGAAGAATAAACATTCCATCATTTGATGATATCTCAGTAGATGTTCCACCCACACCCTCTAGCTCCGGAAATATTGGAGATATGGCTTGGGATGAATCTTTCATATACATATGCATAGCTACAAATACTTGGAAGAGATCCGCTTTGACAACTTGGTAATAAGTTGCTATAATTGTTTCTATGTCTGCAGAAGAGCAACAAATAAAAATAAACCCTCGGTAAGACTTCTCATGATGAAGAAATAGTTTCACATTTAGTGATTAATGGATTTACAATTAATCCAATAAAAGATAAAAAGGTATTTGAAACCTTTATTAATTCTTTATGCGAAAATTATGATCAAAAACATTTTTGCG